AATTGCGGGTTTCGGTAATGGAAGGCGTGCCTAATAATCACGTTTTCGGTACGCTATGTATCGCTTTTGAAATTTATACGCATTATAAAGTAAATAGCCTTTCAAATCTTACTCCTAGAAATTTATCAATAGCACAAGATTTATTGTCAGTTTTGAATGGGGCTGATGTTCCCGGCATCGGGCGTTTGTACTTCGATGCTAAACAAACTTCTAGATGTAGATTATCATTAGCGTTAGGAGCAATTCCATATAAGGGGTTAAGCCTTATTATGGCTACAAAATCATTAGGTTAATAAAATGAATGAAGAAATAACAAAAATTTATAATAGTAACAATGATATATGGGGTCTTCCTCAATCATATAAAAATATAAAATTTTATCCTATAAAAGTTCAAGATCAGGATAAACAAGAATTATTCTATAGAGTATTCGCTCAACCAAAGCAATATATAAATAAAAAAGAAATAGTAAAGTTATCTTATTTGAAATTTATATTATATGCTTTTGGTGATACTGATATAGTTCAGAATAATATTATTTCAATCTTACAACATATTGCTCAAACTAAAAATGTAAAAATAGAAATGTCACCGTTTGATAGATCATTGCCTATAACACTAGAAAATATAATTTTTAGAATAGTAATAGATGATGTCAATTTCGATGAGCAAGAGTTTGATAATATTAGAGAAATAGTATTGCAACAAAATGGAACATCCATAGAATATGTTGAGGATTATCGCCCAGACTTGGAAAAGAAAATGGAATTTTTTACTTTTGGTAACGACATTGATTTCACAGATGAAGTATTTACATTTTCTATAAGTATGAAACAATTGATTTCTGATATTGGTAAATATACAATATATCAATTGCAACAATCTGTTGAGAGATTGTTTGTGTCTAGAAATTATGATATGTTAAAACCTCTCGAAGTATCGGGACAAATAAAACTAAAAAATGGCGAGATAAAGTCCTACTTATATCATATGGGCAAGAAAAGCAGATACGAACAGTTACTTACTCCTGTTGAAGGATGGATGGATAAGAATAAAGAAGTTTTTGGAAAATCATAAAAGATTTTCTTATTTTGCAATAATAAAAGGAGAATAATAATCTATGGCAAATTCAAATAATTTTTTGGTGACTGTGGCAGATGCCGTACTTCGTGATCCCAATACGGGATATGCGCTGGCTTATGGAAAAGCTAATATTGATAGCGCCCTGACCATTACTACTGCGGAAACTGTCGTAACTGGTGGAAAGAACAACCCTGTGTTGTATGTTTACAAACATGATCGTAAAGTCGAAGTTAAAATTACTCAGGCTATTTTTACTGAAACTCTGTTGGCTTTGAATGCTGGTACTAATGCCCTAAATGGCGCTGTAACTGCTCTGGCAACTGATTGCGTGGTTCTTTCTGCGAGTGGTTCTGCTACACTTACTCAAACACCTACTGGTGGAGTTGTAACTGTATTTTATCCCAATGGAACAACTGCCAATGTTACGCCTGTTGGTACTGCCATTAGTGGATTGACTGCCTCACAGAAGGTAGACGCTGTTTATCCTTATACTGTGACTGCTGATCGTATCACCGTTGAAACTATCAATCCTCCGTCTGTAGTTGATCTTTGGTTGTTGGCTGAAGTCCGTGATAATACTGGTGTGATTCTTTATAATTTGCAAGTCAACATCCCCAGATATCAGGTGAGTGGTAACTATACCATGAGTTTGACTGCAAATGGTGTATCCAATCAGGCTCTTGACGGTACTGCTTTGGCTGTTGCATCAACCGATTGCTCGACTGGCGAATTGTATGCTACGGTTACTTGGGTTCCCACTTCTAGCACGACTATTGCTGTGAGCGATGTGGTTGCTACGCCTACTAGTATGGCATTTTCTGCCGCTTTGAAACCTTATTCGAAGCAGGCTTCGCTCTGGGGCTTACGGGGTGGAATTTACAGCAATATCAATCTGACCACTTCCGCTTCTTGGACAGTTAGTTCAGGTTGTGCTCTTGGTGGTTTGTATACTGTGGGTGCTCATACTGGTTTGATTACTGGTGGCTCAAATATTGCCGCTGGTTATACTGCCGTTATTAGTGCTTGCTATACTGATGCTACCAATGGTCTTTTAAGCGATACTATTTCAATTACTACAACTGCGTAAAATCTAATAACAGTAGGAGGATATTAACCTATCCTCCTACAAAATTCAAAGGAAAATAATGGAAACAACTGAACAAAATCCCTTCGACATTAAACTAGATATAAATTTAAATGATCCCGAAGATATTACATTTAAATTTCAAAAAATAGATATTATTGTTAGACCATATATTACTATGGAAACTAAATATATCTTGATAGATGGCTATGCTAATGTCTTAAATAGTGACGAGTATGATGATACTCGTAAATATGTCGAAGCTGAATATGCTTTAAAACTCGGAATCATTCAACATCAAACTAATGTTGATATTGAAAAAAATAGCATTGATAAAATTTTATCTAGCGGATTATATAAAGCAGTTATTGCCAATATATATAATTATGATGAACTTAAGGTAGATATCGCAGAAATAGTCAATAGAGTAAATGACTCAAAATCAGCAAGCAAGGCTTTGACTAAACTTACTGATAAAGTAATAATGACTCTTGATCAATTATCTAAAGTTGATTTATCAGAAGATGGAGTGAAAAAATTACTATCTGCGTTGAATGAAGAAAAAGAAAAATTGAATAATTATATTCCTGTAGTGAATGCAGGAGAGAAAGTTCCAACTATTTCTAAACGAAAACCCAAAAATAATGTGGTTTTATAGACTAGATAAAAGTTGGATTTTATTGGAAAAAAATGACAAAAAAGTTGCATAAACGGCTAAAAAAGCCCTGTCCTGAGTGTGGGGCGACACTGGTGGACGTAGAAATTCAAACTATTCGCAATGGCGTCACATACATCGTTAATCGCATAGAGTGTGTGGATGAAGAGTGTGGCTACTACGAAATTTTACGAGATAAAGGTATGAAGAAACTAATGTTTGACGAATAGGAGGTAATATGGGAGGAATTGCTCGTAATGATGCAGAGTTAATGTTGCTCTTGATGCAAGATTTCAACCAAATTACCAAAGATACATCTGATAATATTCTCACCCAAGTTGAACAATCTGTTGAAACTAATGTATATGAAGCATATCAACCCAAAAAATATCAAAGAATAGAGGGCGAAGGGAGTTTCATTAGTAGTTGGATTAGTGAATCTATGGGATATGTTCCTAATGAAATTAATTATCAGGTATTTTCAGACCCATTAAAAATGGCATATGTTCCTGAAAATTTTCAACACGGTAACGACGCGGTGGATCGTAGGGGAGAATTAGCAGAAGATATTGCCGAAGGCAGAGGATATGATTGGCCTTTTTATTTGCATCGCGACTATTGGACTCCGATAGTCGAGTGGATAGAATCGGGCGAAGTCGATTCTGTCTTTGAGGCAATGATGACACGCAGAGGCGTGCAATGGACTAAAATTTAAATTTAAAATAAGGAGATAATTATGTTATTAAAAGACTTTTTGACTTTTTTGGGTGGTGTTGGTGTAGTTGCTGCGGTGTCCTGGGTAATAGAGTATTTCAATTTATTTGCGGGCATGGAAGCTAAGAAGAAACAGCTTTTTTTCTTCTTAATTTGTATAGTTGTGGCCCTAGCAGCTTATTCTGTAACGGTTTTCGTTCCAGTTGCTACGCTTGAACAGATTGGGCCGTTCTTCGCAATTGTAGCTACGATATTTTCTTACCTCTTCCTTGGGACAAATTTTCATGAGACTACTAAAGATAAGAGTGCTCCTACTGAAGTTACAGTAGTTCCTCCCGTTGTTGTTCCTCCAGAAGTTAAACCATAATCGAGGTATAATAATTAAGACGTACAGAGACATTAGTTTCTGTACGTCTTTTTATAAATATTCAACCCTTGACAGAATTGATATAATATGTTATGATTAAATAATTGAATAAGAAAATAATATATTATAAAAAAGGAAAAAATGGAAAATAATAAAGTTGAGTATTATGAAGTTATGGATTATGATGAAAATTATTTTGTAGTTGAATCACATTCTTGTCATCCAGATAAAAATGACGAAAATATTTTCGGTTTTTATGATTATGATGGAAATATGGTTTTTAATTTACCATCATCAAATTTATTTTGTTTATTCCATCATGTGGGAGAATTACCGATAAAAAAAAAGACTTTCAAAGAAGTTATAGAAGAAAATAAACCTCCTTTATATCCTCCTTGCGATACTTTTACTACAGCAAAAGAATTTAAATCATGGATAATTGAGCAAAAAGGTAAATAAAAATGAACCTACCATACATCGTAAAAGGTGCAATTCACGAAAGTTTGAAGATAGAAGATTTAAAAGATATTATTGTAAAAGACAATATGATGACATTAGTTTTTGTAGAAGAAAAAGATAATAGAAGGATAGAATTAAAAATAGATTTGAAAAGTATTCAAGTAGGAATTAATAATTTAGAAGAATATCGTAATAGATTCTAATAAAAACACTATTTTATAGTAAGAGGAATTTTATAATGTATAAAAAAGCACTTTGTATAGAATTACATAATTCTCATATTGTAATTTCAGATAAAAATAATCTCATTGAAAATGATGTGGCATTAATGGGGCGTCCAGAATTTGCATTCAGGAAGGCATATACCATCAATCTTGGAGATATAAAGAAAATAGCAATCATGCTTGGTCTTGATACAGTTGATAAATGGCCTTCAAATAAACCAAGAGGTGAAAAATATGAATATGCGGATTATATAGACTTTCCTATAATGCAGGATTATCATAGTTTTCCAGACAATTCAGAAATAATTGAATTATTAGAATGCGAAATTTTAAATCCATTAATGGTAAATATAAAAATAACTACCAGATATCCTCCCGAAGAAGCAGAATATAAAACACTTATTACTTATTCTGGAAATTTTACTATTTGGTGGGATGAGATAAAAGAAGAATAAATAAAATAATAGGAGGTAAATTTCAACATAGAAGATAATTTCTTCTATGTTTTTTAAGTTAAGTATGAATGAAATAAAAATAGTAATAGACAATAAAGTTTTAGCAAAATATTATCTAGAATATTTTGCGAAAAATCCAAGACGTAGAAAAAAGACCATCGAAAGTCCTATCCCTCCAAGTTTAAATACTTGGATGATTATGCCTAGATTTAAAATGAATGCACAAAAACAGGCATGGAAAGAATTCGGAAAGTGGCTAGTAGGCTATTATAAGTTTAGCAATATGAAAATTGCTAAATGTAAAATTATTATAGAATATTTTTTTGATAGTAAACGCAGACATGACGCAGATAATTATACCCCCAAAAATCTATTCGATTCATTTACTGTTTCGGGACTTCTTATTGATGATGATTTTAATCATGTAGAATCTTTGACTATTATTGGCAATTATTCTAAAGAGAATCCACGAACAGAGATAAGGATTATGTATGAGTAAAAAGAATTTATACAATGTTGGGATTTATCAAATTAAAAATAATGCTAACGGCATGGTTTATATCGGTCAATCAATGCACTTATACAAAAGAAAGAGTGAACATTTTTCTAGACTTAGAAAAAATAAACATGATAATAAACATTTGCAGAATGCATTTAATAAATATGGATCAGAAAATTTTATATTTGAAATTCTTTTATATTGTGAAGAATTTGAACTAACCAAATATGAAAATGCTATCAAAAATATAAATAAAGATCATTGCTATAATATACGAGAATGTGCTGATAGTAATAAAGGACTGAAACATACTGAACAATTCAAAAAAGAAGTTTCAGAACGCAATAAAGGAAATACATATTGGCTAGGTAAACATCATACAGAAGCGACAAAAGAATTGATGTCTAAAAATAACGGCATGTTGGGTAAGCATCATACAGATGAAACAAGATTAAAAATGTCTGAAAACCATGCTGATTTTTCTAATGGAAAACATCCTAATTATGGTAAAACATATAGCGATGAAGCTAGAAAAAACATGTCTGAGAATCATGCTGATGTAAGTGGAAAAAATAATCCCAATTATAAAACAGGAAGGTATGTGAAACAATAAATGGAAAAAGGTCATGTTTATAACAGGATTTTTAATAAAGAAGAATGGCTTCTTGTAAATAATGAAAATAAAGAAATAATGATTGATTTTCTAGAAGAGTATAAACAAAGGAAAATCAAAGCAACCACTTTGGCTCAATACGAAAATGATCTTCGCATTATACTTTTATACATAAAAAGATTTTGTGAGAATAAATTAATCTTTGAATTGGTAAAGCGTGATTTCAGAAAACTATCTATTTGGCTAAATGATGAATGCGGTATGTCATCTGCCAGAACTAATCGCGTAATGAGTTGCTGTAGAAGTATGCTTACATATTGCGAAGACAATGAAGAATACGATTATTCGCAAAATATTGCTAAAAAAGTAAAGGGCTTACCTAAAGAACGTGTTCATAATGATGATGAAGATTTTTTCATGTCGTTTGATCAGATTATGAGCATAAGACAGAAATTATTAGAATTAGGTGAATTGCAATTATGTGTTTTACATATGCTTTTATTTGATTCTGGTGCTCGTAGAAATGAAATTCAACAAGTTAAAAAATATGATTTGATTACTAGAAATAAAACTAATAATGTTGTAGGTAAAAGAGGAAAAATATTTCCTCTTGTTTATTTAGAAGATACTAAAGAATTGATTAAACTTTGGCTTGAAGAAAGAGGTGAAGATAAGATTGATTCTTTATTTATAATTGGTAAAGGTGATAATAAACGTGAAGCATCTTATGAAAATATTTATGAGATGGTAATGAGAATTCGTAAAATATTTTCTGATATGGAAGGGCGTGAATTGGATATATTTCCTCATAGTTATCGCCATTCCAGAACTGAGTGTCTGCTTCAGGGTTTAGATTCTAGACTTCTAGATGAAAATGGAAATCCTAGAAAATTTTCATTAGAACAAGTTCAAGTATTTTTACATCATGAAAATCCTGCAACTACACAATCATATGCTAAAAATCATGATGAAGATGCTATTAATGAAATGTTTGGATTTTAATTTTGATACTATCTTTGAAAGATAGGAGGTAAAAATTTTTGGCTGATTATACAATTTTAATTAAAACAATGTTAGATGAGCCTGGCTTACAGGCACAAATAGATTCATTTGCTGCTAAATCTAAACCTATAACTGTAAAAATAAATACAGAAGGAACTGCCGTAAATCCTGTAGATCAAGTTGCCGCAACTAAATCTGTTGAAGATATAACTGCTCAACTTAGAGATATGGCCGTTGCAAAAATAAATCCCATTGATGAAATAGATGCTGAAGCTGCTTTATCGGCTATAGATGCTAAAATTGCTGAAATAAAAGCGGCAAACGCAAATACTGCTGTAACAAGTAATGTTAGTGGGATTAATGCTCAAGGCGAAGTTATTGGTAATGTTGGAACTACTTTACAATATAAAGATGCTATAGGTCAAGTAATAACAGAAAGTTATAAATGGGATCAGGAAAATATTGAATTAGTTCAATCAACAGCAAGGGTTACTGACGCCGAGATTCAATTAACCAATCAAATGAATGCTTACGCTGCCGCTGCGGATAAAGCAATGGCATCTACGCAAGGAAAAAATCAAGCTGATCCTACCGTTATAAAATTGCAAGCAGATGCTCAAGCATTAAAAACTACGGCACAAGAAAATATTGCCATTATGCAAAATGGTGGCAATGTTACTAACGAAATGCAAACTCAAGTTAAAGGCTTGAGTAACGCAATGAATGAAAGTAGTGCTGCTTTTGGTGCAGCCAATAATAATGTAAAATCCTTTGGTGACATGATTGAAAATGATGTTACTAAGGTTGCTCAATGGTTAATTGCTACTACATTAATTTATGGAAGTTTGAGAGAAATCGGGCAAGGTATTCAATACGTAGAAGATTTGAATAAAGAATTAGTAAATATTCAAATGATTACTAATTCAGATCAAGAGTATGTTGCTGGTTTAGCTTCTGAATATAATGATTTAGCTACAGAACTTGGTTCTACGACTATAGCCGTGGCGCAGTCAGCAGAAGTTTGGCTTAGGCAGGGTAAAAGTCTAGAAGATACAAATAAGTTATTGACTGCTAGTATTGAACTTTCTAAAATGGCAGGTATTAGTGCAGAAGAAGCAAGTACTTATTTAACTGCTATTATTAATGGTTTCAAATTAAGCGCTGATCAAATTACTAGCGTACTGGACAAGTTGGTTGTGCTTGCAAATTCAAGTTCAACAACTGCCTCTGTTAGTATGGCGCAATTATCAGAAGCATTGCAAAGGTCGAGTAATTCGGCTGTTGTGGCTGGTGTAAGTTTCAATCAGTTACTATCGTACATTAAAAATTCAAACAGTGTCTCTACTTAGTAATAAGTAGATGTAAAGTTGGCTTTTATCGGAGAAAACCCCTGGGCAGGACGACTCCGAGGGCAAGATTAAAATTATAATATATTGAGAGGTACAATGCTAATTTATAAATGCAATTTTCCTAACGGAAAATATTATATAGGACAAACAAAAAGAAAATTTGAAATTAGAAAATTAGAGCATAAAAAAGAATACAATGATATGAAGAGTATTCGTTATAATGACCCCATTTACAGGGCAATAAGATTTTATGGGTGGGAGAATTTAACTTGGGAAATTATAGACGAATGCGATAGTCTGGAAAGATTAAATTTAATGGAAACTTACTGGATTGTATATTACAATACTTATATCTATAATAATGATTCCAATGGATATAATTGCGATTTTGGCGGGAATAGCCATGCTGGATATAAGGTTTCTCCAGAAGTAAAAACTAAGATCAGCATAGGAGTATCAGGAGAAAATAATGGCAGGGCAAAATTGACTAATCAAAATATTCTTGAAATAATTAGATTGTCAAAAACTGGAATAAAAAATAGTCAAATAGCAAGAATGTTCAATGTTAAAGACAGCATTATCGGTAAAATAGTGACTGGAAAAAGATGGAATTCTATAACAGGAATTATTTGATTTTATAATATTATAATTTTAAAACCCGTAACGAGCAAGTTGTATTGCAGTAATGCAATACACACGCCAACCGTCCTATACCAATAGGATGATGATATGCTCTAAACTCACGCAATAGCCCAACAAAAAACGTGAGATAATGGAAGAAATTCCATTACGCCATATAATTTATGGTCATAAGGTAGACATACCGAAGCAATAGATTGTGCAACGATAGAAACTACGACTCAGAAGGATGCTGCAAGTATCGGACAATCCTTAGATACCGTATTTGCAAGATTTCAGTCCGTGAAAGCGGGCGTGACGATAGACGAATCCACGGGTGAGTCACTCAATAACGTGGAAAAATCTCTTAAAACACTAGGAATAGAAATTCGTAATCAGACCGACGGAAGTTTCAAACCTTTCGGAGATGTAATTGACGAACTATCTAAACAGTGGGACGGGCTGAATAACGCGGAAAAAAGTGAGGTGGCAGGCGCATTAGCGGGTGTCCGGCAACGCGAGAACTTCCTGGCAAAATTAATACCAGAACATATAGCGATATATGGGAACTCTTGGTTCTAGTAGATGACCATATCGGTGGAACTCTTTTTTATATAAAGACAATACCGAGATAAGACTAATCTTTAGATTAGTAAATCGTAACGACTGAACGTCATCTATCTCTAATTTAGAGATAAAGTTACAGTCTGCTCTCATGGGTGACTATGAGAGATTGGGTCAAGTGTAAAGACACTTATTGAAGAACCCAATCCGCAATATTTACGCAATAAATATTGTCAGTAATATAATCTTTTAGATTATATGAAAGTAACAGTATTGATTAATGAATAATTATAACAAAGCCTTAGATTATCAAACAGGCTTAACAAATTCTGCTGGAAAATCGAATGAAGCATATAGTAAATATCTAGATGGTGTCGAAGCTGCCACCAATAGATTAACCGATGCTAGTAATAAATTATGGCAAGCAACAATCAATTCCGGGCTTATAATATTTCTTTTAAATGCTGCTACTAATGCAATAAATCTTGTTAGCGCTTTAGGCGGATTGATTCCTGTAGTAAATACATTGATTGGATTAATATTTTTACTCAATATTGAAAAATTTTCAACAAGTATTTTAAAATTAGTTCAAAATATTTCGATGCTTAGTGGCGGTGCTCTAGTAACAGGTATAAAGACTCTTGTTTTTGAGATTGGAAATGGTGTTGGAGCAATGGATGCTTTAGGCATTGCGTTTGGTACTGCCACTCTTGCAGCCGCTCCCTTTATTGTAGTTCTTCTGGCGTTAGCCGCAGCGTATGAAGCAATAAAACTCGCTTCTCCATCTGTAACAGACTTTAGTGCCAACCTTGAAAAAGCAAATACTGCTGTAAGTGATGTTACATCAAAAATCAATGATATTAGAGATGGCATATCGAGTATTCGAGATTTATCTGATGAATTCGATGCATTAAGAGAAAAGACAAGTAAAACTTCTGATGAGCAAAAAAAATTTACAGATATACAAAATCAGCTTAAATCAATTATCCCTGAGTTGGCTGGTTCTTATGATGCAGAAGGCAACTTTATTGTTGATGAAACTACTAAACTAGGCCCTCTAGTTGAATTAAAACAAAAAGAACTTGATATCGAAGAGCAACTTCTAAAGATAAAACAAGATGCCGCTATTGACACTGCTAAAAGTGCTTATGATGCAGATATGCAAAAACTTAAAGATTTACAAGAAGCACAAAAAGCTATAATGTCAAAGACTGTGGTGTGGGTTTCTCCGGGGGCAGAACAATATATATCTGATGGATTAAAATCTGTCAATGATCAACTTGCGACACAGCAATTATTAGTACAAAAAGATAAATTAAATTTAGATTTAATGACCCAAGGATTATATGAGGATGGTCATAGTTTAGTCTATGTTGCTGAACAGGCTGCCAATGCTTCTAAAAACCTTGATGAAGTATCTAAACATTCTTATTCAGCCTTTGAAGATGCTAGTAAAATTCTTAAGGGTTTCGATTTTAGTGCATTGACTACTCAAGATGAATCTTTCGTAAAAATAATGTCAGATATGGATAAGAATAGTGCAATCACTATTGATCAAGTCCAAGCACTTCAAAAAGCATCTGTCAACGGCAAAGATTATCTTCAATTTGTAACAGAAGTTGGTGGACAATATAAATTAAATACTGAAGCATTAAAACAATATATGGTTGAAGAAGTAAATCAAGTCATTCTCGCTATGCAAATAGCAGATAAAACGAATGCTTTGATTCCTATTCTGCAAGCATATAGAGATGAATTAATCGCTGGTGCTACTGATCCTGCTGAAGCTCAAAAAGCCTATCAAGATATCCTCAAAGATACCATTGATATGATCAAAGAGCAAGTCAATGCTCAAAAAGATGCATTACAACAAGAATTAACAGATTATACAAATACCATCAATGATGAAAAAGCAGCACTAGATAGCAAATATGAAAAACAAAAATCACAATTAACATCAGAATTAGACGGCTACAAAGCAATCATAGATGCTAGAAAAAAAATTCTAGAACAATTACAAGCAGAACAAGATTATAAAGATAAAATAGCAGAACAAACTAAAGCAGTATCAGATATTGATAATGAACTTCTACAGATACAATTTGATAATTCTGATGAAGCTAAAGCTAAAAGATTACAATTAGAAGATGATAAAAATAAAGCATTAAAAACATTAAATAAAACTCAAACTGATTATCAATTTACTAATGAAAAAAATGCTTTAGATGATGAATTGAATGCTTATCAGGATAATATTACTAAAAAAGAAAAAGCATTAGATGATTATCATAAAAAAGAAACTACTAAATTAGATAATCAATTGAAAGTATTTAAGGCTAATATTGATAATAAGATAAAGGCTTTGGATGATTATCTGAAATCCACCGGAACCATTACGCAGGACGCAATCGCCTTAATTCAGAATCATACTAATGCATTCTATCAAAATTTGATGGACTGGAATAAGAAATTTGGTTCAGGTGTTGATGATATTACTGCAAAATGGGAATTGGCATTGTCTACTATTAGAGAAGCACAAAATGCTGCCAGTATGTCAAATTTCAACATGGCTCCTGGGCCTAATAATTATCCTCATCCTTTGACTTATGACGATGGGGGTTGGGTACAGGGTGTGCCAGGGACAGACGAGAATCATTTATTCTCAACCGTACTTAAAGGAGAATACATGGTCACTCCAGACATGATTCATAAATTCATGTCCAACACTTTGCCGTCGCTTATGGCAACCAATACAACAAACAATAATCAAAATAGTCCTATTATCAATGTGCCAATTTCAATTTATGGCAATCCCGATAAAAATACGATAGACACTTTAAGTGATAAAATTTTTGAGAAAATAAATAAAGCCCTTCAAATACAAGGGCATACTCGATCTGGAATGGCTTTTAGCGTTTAATTTATTCAAACTAATGGGGATAGGATAACTGATCATTATCTGACAAGATGACCTGACATCTTCCCCATTTTTAATATTTTCAGGATTGTAAAGGAATCAGGATGAGAACAAAAACTAGTGGAATATATTGTATAGAAAATATTAAAAATGGAAAAAAGTATATTGGACGAGCTAAAGATATAAAAACAAGATGGAGAGGTCATAAATCTCATTTAAATAGAAATATTCATCAAAACCAATACTTACAAAGAGCTTGGAATAAGGATGGCAAAGAAAGTTTCAAATTTTGGATAATTCAAGAAATACCCACACAAGATTACGAAAATTTTAAAATTCTTGAAATATATTGGATAATCTTTTATGATACTTACTCCAGAGATAATGGTTATAATCTAACTTTTGGTGGTGATGGTGGAATAGGAATGCATCTATCAGAAGATGCAAAAATGAAAATATCGTTGGCGAATAGTGGAGAAAACAACATTCTTTTCGGAAAACATCAAACCAACGAAACAAAGGCAAAAATATCTAAAACGCTTCTCGATAAAAATATAAAATTCTCTGATGAAAGAAGAAAAGAAATGTCTGACATTAGAATGGGTGTGCCACGTTCAGATGAAATATGTAAGAGTATTGGAAATGGACGTAGAGGATTAAAACTCAACAACGTAGGATCAAGCGATTATGTTGGTGTAAGCAAATATGATGATAGATATACCGCACACATTTCTTTTGAAAATACTAGTTATTGGCTTGGTTCTTTTAATAGCGAAAATGAAGCGGCTGAAGCATATAATAAAAAGGCAATCGAATTAATGGGGGACTCCGCCAAATTAAATATAATAAAGGATAGTGATAATAAGATAATGCATTCCATACAATATTTAGAAAATAAAACTAATGGCTCCAGTAAATATTATGGAGTTTCAAAAATAGAAGATGATGAATGGAGTGCCAGAATCGGTCTTGATGGAAGGCTATTTCATATTGGAACTTATGCCACAGAGGTAGAAGCGGCGATTGCTTTTAATGAAACCGCTTTGGATATTCATGGATTTAAGGCAAGAATTAATATAATTCCTCAAGAGGAAATTGATGCATTATGGGAAATGGAATAATAATATGAAAATAATCAAAAGGAGGATAGTTAATGTCTCGTTTTAATGGATGCGAGTTTATATATTCGGGAATTTCTTCAATTAACTATTCCCTTCGTATAGTAGAATTCGATTCTACAGGAAAACAAGAATATGAATCTGGTGGGGAATCTAAATTGTTAATTGACACAATTTATCGTAAACCCAAAGTTTCATATTATGGAAGAACTAGGGATGTTCAACTCGGACTTGATTTTACAGTCGCAAGTTTCGACGCATTGTCAGTAGAAGATCAATCGCTTATTAAGGCATGGCTATTGGGATCGCCAAAATATACGACACTACAAATAATCCAAGACGATATGAGTTCGATTTTTTATTTGTGCATCATAACTAAAGCAAGCGATATTAAAGTAGGCAATATGGGCTACGGATTAAATATCCATGCAGAATGTGATTCGCCTTGGGCATGGGAAGAAGTAAAAACATTGACAAAAAGTTATGGAGGCGGGGGAGTTACCAATGAAACCTTTAATTTTTATAATGCCAGCATTGATCAAGATTATACTTGGCCCACCATAGAATTTGTGACTAATTCTATAGGAGATGGCATTACCTTGACGAATAATACAGATGATGGACGCCAATTTATTTTTGCAGGACTATCTGCTAATGAAGGTGTGGTAGTCGATAATTATAATAAGATAGTTACATCGTCTACTGGATTATATCGTTTATCAAAATTTAATTTGAAATTTTTTAGACTCTTACAAGGTATGAATTCAATTACAATTCTTGGGGCAATATCTTCATTCAAGATGACTTATCAATTCGCTAGAGGAGGTTAGAAAACAAATGTATCAAGCATTTGATCATTTTGGTTTATTTGACAAACCTGCTTTAGTGCTGTGTAATCCTGATAGAAGTATGCTTTATGCTTTAGAAAATATTACCAATGTTTCAGTCAAGATTCGATATAATAATTTAAGCGAAGTTACATTTGAGGCTGCTAAAACAGTAAATGATATTGAGATGGAGTATTATAGTCTATTAGAATATAAAAGAATTATATATATAGAAAATGTTGGATATTTTTTAATCACAGGAATAGATGATAATGATTCTGGCGCAAAAAGAATAAAAACTATAACTGCTCAATCTCTTGAAGTAGAATTATCATATAAGCGAATTAATGCTTTTACTGGAACTTTTCAGTTCTATAATTATATTTCTCCTAACGGAACATTGTTGGGTAAAATTTTATCATATTTACCAGGATGGAGCATAGGCACAGTCGATGGTGAATTATTAAGTAAATATCGCACGTTCGATGTAAGTGATCAAAGTATTTATAATTTTCTCCAGCAAGACTGTGAAAATGCCTATGGTTGCATCTTCGACTATGATACGATTGCTAAAACAATTTCTGCTTATACTATAACTGGCGCAACCCATTCCACCGATATATTTTTGTCATTCGACAATTTGATAAAATCAACCAAATTAACTGAGGTTACGGATGAATTAATTACTGCTCTCGCAGTTTTTGGTGCTGGCAATCTCTCTATCAACCAAGTTAATCCATTGGGCCTAAATACTATATTTAATTTCAGTTATTTTGAAAATACAAATTGGATGGATCAAACGCTGATAGATGCTCTTCATATATGGGAAGCAAAAGTTTTAGCAAATCAGACTATTTATGCTGATTTATTAACTCAGTTAGAACAAGCAAATTCAGACTTGTTAACAATGGAATCTGATTTGGTAACATTACAAGGCGCAATGGATGCTTTAAAAGAAGTACAAGGCGCGCGTATACAACAAGGACTTGATATTACGGCAATTAATACTCAAATTAAAGCACAACAACTATTAATAAATGCTAAAAATATTGAAATTTCTGCACAACAAATAATTGTATCAGATTTAGAATCTCAACTCATAGCCATTAACACAGATTTATCATTTGATACCAATTTTACCACAGAACAGCAAACGGCTCTTAGTGACTTCGAAATTGGAAACACTTATAATAATACTTCTTTCTTACAAACCGATAGCATGTCGCTTTCGGAAATTCAAGCCGAAGCACAAGATTTATATGATCTTGCTGAAACTGTTTTACAAAAAGTTTCTCAGCCCAAATATACATTCGATGTTGAATCAACAAATTTCCTATTTTTAAAAGAATTTTTGCCATTCATAAATCAATTGCAAATGGGAAGTGTAGTTACCTTGGAAATGAGTGATGGAACCATTGTGTATCCGATAGTATTAGAGCTAGATTTTGAATATACGAATCCAACAAGTTATAAAATGATATTCGGTAACAGATTACGTTTAGATTCTGCTAGTTTTATTTATAGTGATATTTTCGGAAATAGTTTAAATAATTCAATATCTCAAAGTTTCAATTCTCAGCAATGGGGCGATTGGACAAAATCTTATAAAGATGACGTTTCAAAATTCATCAATAGTGCTCTCGACGCCAGTAAAAATGCTGTAATTAATGCATCTAATCAAAATATCATTATAGATGGTGCTGGAATTAGAGGTAGATATCTTGATCCTATAACCAATGATTATCGAAACGAACAGTTTTGGATGATCAATAATATGTTAGTATTTACAGATGATAATTGGGATACGGCAAAATTAGCACTAGGAGAAGTTTCTACTCCCTCTGGTTCTGCTTGGGGCCTCGTGGGTGATGTAATTGTTGGCCGTATTTTGGCTGGAAATGAACTTCTTATCACGAATGAACAATCAACATTTACTGTTTCTGGTAGTAATGTAACCATAGTTGATGGAATGATATCTCTTAACCGTTCGGATGGGGCAAATAAAATTTATATAAACCCTTCAGTTGGAATAGATATTCAAAGTCGTAATCCTTCTACTGGCTCCTATACGGATGTTTTTTACATCGATACTTATGGAAATCTTCAAATAACCGGAAATTTTCAAGCTGCAACAGGCACTTTTTCAGGTGCAATTAATGCCTTATCTGGAAAAATAGGTGCTTGGACTATAGACAATTACGGTCTAAAAGATAATAATGGTAATTATATCTATGGAAATGGTGACGTTCGTTTAGGAATGCTTACCATTCATGGCAATCAAGCAGAATTTAATGGGGACATTTACGCAGACAATTTACAAGGATTAGTTCAATATAATCAAATAGGTAGTGTAAATGCAGATACAATCGTTACAGGGACTTTAAGCGCTATTGATATATATGGTTGCAATATTTATTGGCCTGGAGTATGGATGCATGGAACTACTTTTGGAGTTTCAAATATAGAAGTACAGAATGCTTTAAATTTAATTGCTGGAGCTAATTATTTATTTGTTACACATGATTTTGGCATTCAATTGGTTAGCAATAATATTAGATTAGGAGATATTACTGCTACTAATAATATAGTTTTAATGGGAACAATAACAACAGTAGACCCGTATTATAATTCAGGAACAGGAATATCAGGAACATTTGTATTATGAGTAAAGAATTTATATTCACCAACGGAATATTGACAAATGTTATAAATGCAAATGGATCGCCCATAGGAGTTAGACGATATACTTTTACAAATGGAATATTGACAAATGTTGGCGACTTTATTCCTGGCGCTATAAGAAATCATCAAACATTTAATTTTATTAATGGATTTCTAACTGGTTCATCAGGATCGATATTGCCCCCAAGCAGTGATTGTACAAAACTGACTGCTCCTTCAACGGGGCCGTTTGCTTTGGCAACTTCTGGATGCGTTGTCACTTCTGGTTCAAGGGTTTTGACTACAATCGAAACAAATTATCATTGTAAAATTCGAGATGGGAATGCTGATAATCCAACAATGCTTTTGGTATCAGGAACAAATTATAATAGTTCTGGAAGTGCTGCTGGCTATGCTCCTGCAAGCGGAAGCAATGTTTTGGTAGTTAGTGCGTATGACCAATCTGGAACAGATATCTTATATGGCACAGAACAAACTTCTAGTGGTTCGCCATACGGCGATAGGCAATATCTTTTCTCTCCAGATCATCCTACTGAAGTATGGGGATTTAGATTTAATGCAGGAAACATTAGCGGTTCCGCATATTCTTTTGCAAAAGCTGAAATAATTTCATCGGGGTCGGTTCCGCTTACTAGAACTGGAGAAATAGACATTCTTCCTTATATGTCTGATCCTAATCAAATGTTCTATTTAGAATCTTCTGGTGGCCCGATCACTGAGCATTATACCTTAGCTAATGAAAATCATATTGACTATCAAATACAAACCGTCATTTACTATGGAGGATTTTTAACTAGTACAAGATATTTTGGACACTATGAAGACCCATCTGGTGCTCATTATTCTACGACTCCTTATCCTTGGTTTTATGAAATTGATCGTACAGATGGGCTTCATGGCATTGGATATTTTAAGAGAGCTAATTTTTATGGTTTAATACATGAATTTATAGAACTTGAATTCAATTTACCTTCTGCAAGAACGTATGTTAGTGGTTTTATGAACTATGAATTTGGTTATGCCATTGGTGGTGATATGACTAGAAAATTCGCAATTGATTATGCTACCATATCAAATATTTGTAATTATAATGATGGATAAAATTAGGAAATATAAATGGAACTCAATCTCGAACAATTTCAAAAATTAAAAGAAATAAAAATGTTAATAAATTCACTCACTCTTACTGGCAGCCAGAATTTTTATCTGGCTGTCAATTTAGATACTAGAATTTCTAGTATTATTGATGAACTTGACAAACAATCAATTACTGTAATTAATCCTATCAAACCTGGAGGTAAATAATTTGGGATCAACAACCTTTCCGAACTCGACAATTTACGATTTGCCTTCATTTGATATGATCGGTGGAACAGATCAGGAATTAACTTTCGCTGTTTATACTTCGGGTTGTGTTACTCAATCTTTAAACGGGGCAACTGTAACATGGAATTTAGCCCATCTAGGTAGTTCTATTGCTTCTGTAAGTAAGACAGTATCTTGTTCTGGTTCTAGCAATCAATTTACAATCAAATTAAATGCTGGAGATACATCTGGTTCACAAGGAGATTTTATTCATCAATATACTATTGTGGATTCCACAGGTAGTTATATAAAACCTTCTATGGGCAAAATTTTCATGAAATTAGGATATTAGGAGAAAATTATAAATGTCATTAACTAATTATGCAAGAAACAAAGCAAATGATAAACTCTTTGGGGCAATAGACTACACTCCTCCGGCTAACTATTATGTTGCGTTGAGTACCACAACTATTTCTGTAAGTGGATCAAACTGCACAGAACCAGTTGGGTCAGGATATGCTAGAGTATTATTGCCCAATACAAAATCATATTTCACTTATTCAAGTAGTGGAAGTATCGTTAATAGTGGCAGTATCGTTTGGCCTATCAGTAGCGGAAGTTGGGGGACTATTACGGACATTAGTTTCTATGATGCTGTTTCTTCAGGATCAATATGGATGTTTACTACTCTTACTTCTCCATATATTGTTCAAAATGGTACAACTATATCATTTTCAGCAAGTGCAATAAATATATCTCAACAATAGGTGATTTATGAGTACTAATAAGCATGGATTTGAATCTACAACAAGTAAAACTCATGCATTTGAAAGTAAAATTAATAATAAACATTCTTTCTATTCGACAATAATAAAGAGTAGAATTTATGAAATTATAATAAATGGATTTACTGCTAGCAATTCATTATTTGCAAAATTTAAAAATAAAAATATAGTTACAATTAATAAAATAAATTCTTTGGCTAGTTTAACTGCTAGTTTCATCAATAGAAATATAATAACTATTACTACTAATCTGCCAAATATTATAACTAAT